TCTGGGCTGGCTCAAGTACACTCCAGGACCTATTGATACGGCAGCCGATTTGACTATCACCGGCGAGGAAAGCGGCATTCCGATCCTAACCAAAGCAAACGCTGGAACGAGCACGGTATTCTACTATCCGCGTGCGTTACTTAATGCTGTGGCAGATGGAGCGGAAGCCACCAACGCCAGTGAATTCATTCCAATCAAGGACGAGCGAATCCAGGTTGTAATCGCCAACGGAGGCGATACAAAGACTGGTTCGATCGAGGTCATCTTGATCAACAATCCTCCGTACTAGTGTTTTTTCTCCTTTAGGACGTAGGCCGTCCCCGAACCATTTTTGAAAGGGTCTTTCCGTGTCACCACACAGAGTTTTACGAGATTTGTTGTCTGCATTCAGTGATGTAGGTCCAGGGCGTGTTGCAGTTGCAGCAACAGCGACCGGAGTAGCACTGGAGGAAAACAAGCTGATTCAGTTTGTTACCCCAACATGGGGCGCTGCGGATAACATTATCATCCTCCCAAGTCCGCAACCTGGAAAAATCGTCATTATTGCTGGCGCTGCCACTGGCGGTGAAGTACGATCAAGCGACCCTGCAACGATCGCCATCAATGGTGGATCCGGAGCGGGTGCCGAATCTGCTGTTTCTGCCAACATGATGGTTATCGCCATCTGTGAGTCATCGACAAGCTGGAAGGGATTCACCATTGCTTCCAATGGAACCATTGCAGCACTTCAAGTAGCAGCAGCGTAAGAAGGTATGACGTGGCGACCAAGGAAACATGCGCACTGGCGAGCTTTTTCGCGGCCTGTTTAGGACTTGTCCTTTACAGGTTCCGTCAGTGCGCGTTCTATGGACCAGCCACGATTAATACGGTTCTGAAGTGTCTTATAGTGCAGTCCGTATTCGGTAGCCCAGTCTGCAAGGCACTGTGTTCTATCAAATGCTGTGATAAGTCTATTCGAACGCTTGTTCCTGGTCTGTTCTTTCCAAGTAGCCCACTTGCAGTTGTCCTTGGAATAACCGAGAGAATTGTCTTTTCGCTCCAGGGTATGTTTTGGAGATGGTCTACTTCCCATGTCGGAATAAAACGCCTCAAAAGAATCCCACTCAGCGCAAATAGTAATACCGCGTTCGCCGTAGTCGGCGTGTTGTTTGTGCGAAGAATTGTTACATCGCTGTCGCATCCCATGCCATACTTCGTACTCTGGCGTTCTGCTGTGTCCATGTGTAGTCCTGCGACATCGAGTACAGCAACTACTCCTTCCTCGCCTCATGGCTGGACCAGGGACGGTGGATCGTTGCCCGCAGTCGCAAACGACGTTCCAGTATGTAAGCGGTGGGTTATGCCCGACTGCTTCGTTTATGACTGTCCACTTACCAAACCTTTGTCCAGTAAGATCTATGAATCGGTGATTGCGACGATTAGAATTGCTGTCAGCCATGATTTCGTTCCTCAGAAACAAGTTGTGGTTAGATCAGCCATGACGCTACAACGTCCTGGCTGTTCGCATTTTAGCACATTGTCACTGGAGGACAAAGCCAATGGCAGTTAAAGAGCTAGTCTGGCCCAATGGAGTAAATAGGGGCTTGTCGCTCCGTCAGGAGGTCGGTAAGCGAGAGCAATACACAGCGCCGTGGAGTTTGAATGTCCGTACCCAGGAAAGCCTTACGGGTCGCCTACGCGGCGGCTCGTGGACTCCTCCAGCTTCGCAGACTACCGTAGGTGTTGTTCACAGTAGCGGCTATGTTGTTGCGACGCCTGGATCAAGTGCGCCAGGTTCTAGCAGCAACGCAGACTGCATCTATCGAGATCGATTCATTCGACCAGTCAATCAAGCGATCTATGCCAGTAGGCTAGGAAGCTACACTGATTGGTCATTGAAGTCTGACATAAGCGATGCTACTCGTCCATTTGTGATGCAACTATCAGAAGCGGGCGAGCTCGGCGGAAACATCGTAGCGATGATTCCGCACAAGGATGCGTACATGCTGGCGGCGACCAGCGATTCATTGTGGGTTGTTCGAGGAGATCCAACCTTAGAGGGAGGACTACAGAACATTTCACGAGATGTGGGAATGGTCGGTCCAAGGGCGTGGTGCCGTGATCATCTCGATCGCTACTACTTCCTGTCTTCTCATGGACTGTACACCGTCTCGGCAAGCGGGGATGGCGTTCAAGCATTGTCCGAAGACATTATCCCGGAACAGTTAACAGGCGTCACGGATGCAAACACGGTGCTGGAGTATGACCATGCAACGCGCAGTGTTCGCATTTACATTCCGACAGCGGCGGTTTCCTGGTTGTTCGAAACGGAGCGCCAAGCGTTCTGGCCGTTCAAGGTCGGCTACGCTGGATCGCATATTGCGATAGGTCCGCTACGGATGAATGACGGTTCAACATTCGGACGGCTGCTAATGATGCACGGCATAACAGCGGCTAGCAGTGCGAATGTGACATGGCGTGTTCTGGTCGGTGAAACAGCGGAAGAGGTCAGCGCAAACGCTAAGGCGGCTATTGAAGCATTGGTAGCTTCAGGTTCACCAACGAACATTCACAGCAGTGGAACATGGACGGCTGGCGTCAATCATCGAAGCTACCCGCGTGCCAGGGGATTGTTCATGATCCTACTTCTTTCCTCTGCTGGAGCGTGGGGATGGGAAGGTGCTGTTTGCGTTACTGAACCAAGCGGAAAGTGGAGATAAGACATGCCAGAACAAGACATCCCGATAGTACCAGAACAGGATCTTAGTTACGGCGATCCAGCGATCAATGAGCCATTGATTCTGCCGCCAATTACTAACCCATACCTAAGTGTATGGTGGGCAACGCAGACTGTTTCCAACGTCCCTGAAAACGTCATGGGCTGGCTGGTCGCGCAAGGGTACGAAGTAACTGGTATCACTCAAGACAATACGACCGTTCCACCGACCAACTACTTTTCGGTGACTCGGGAGGGAATGAAGCCCCAGCTCGTACTGCTGAATCTGTGCAACAGCTATACCGTCGCTGCCAATGAAGCGAGGGAAGCTAATCAGATTCGGTACAATCAGGTGATTCATAACTGGGCTGGGATGATCGAAACTTCGCACGATCATTTCGATGCGCAGACAGCAGAGCAGAACGTACAGTCTGGGATGTTCCTGACCGACCTAGACGACTACATGAATGCAATTGATACACTCATTGCAGAAAATCAAACGCAACTTGGGCTCGATGCGGCAGAGGCAAAAGTCGCTTTGTTGGTGATGGATTCCCGGTTGACTGAACTGGAAACAAATGCGGCGGACAGTGCAGCCACGATCGAAGACTTGCTGACTGAGCAAGAGACTAGCTTACAGACATACATCACCGACTACGACGCTCGACTAGCTGAATTGCAGCAGAACGTTACTGACCACATTGCCACGGTGCTGAGTGAAGTAAGTTCACTCGGAACAGTGTTAGATGATCATGTTACTGATTATGCCCAGCAATTTGATACTCTCTTGGCTAACTACAACTTCCATGTGTCAGACATCGACGGATTGTTGGCAAACGTCGCCGATAACGTAGCCACATACGTTTCCGATGTAGCGAACATCCTGACAGCGCTAGGTACCGACTACCAGACGGTGGCTACAGATCTGGGTGCAATCAGCACAACTGCCGGAACGCTCGTCGCCAATCACGCAACAGATTACGCGGCAGTCTTGGCATTACTTGTTAGCGACCAAGCGGCAAATGAAACTACCACCAGAGGCATAACCAATTCGCTGGAAACGGAATACCTAGTTCACAGTACAGCAGTCAATGGCTTTCTGGATGGTCTTGGTGCAACAGAGCTAGCCAGGATAAACGAGGAGTTTGCGGCAAGATTGTCCGTTCAGTTGCAACAGTTGATAACTCGTGGGTTATCAACATCAACGCTGATAACAGACATAACGGAACGGAATCACCGTGACAGAGACGAGCAGATCCAAATGCTCTATGATCGTTTGAATCGTGAGAGGTTTGAGAACCAACACAGATTGTACGATCAGCAAATGGGAGTGCGAACTCGCACACTCGACAATGAGCATCGGCTGTACGATCAGAAGTTGAACATGCGAACTCGCACGCTCGATGGCAAGAGCCAATTGCACTCCGTTCAGCAGGAGGTTCTTCGGTATCAAGCATCGCTTATCAGCGGAGTCTATGCACTGCTCCAGGAATCTCGCAATCGTGTATTAGCAGGCAAGCAAGCTATCTTTGCTGCCAAGGATGCTAGCGAAAGACTTGGGATCGAGGTTCAGACTCGGCTGTATACCCAGCTCCAGGACGTTCGCCAGAGGATTATCGATTCGTCGGACAGGATTTACCAACTCAGAGACGTGTACGCGAAATGGGCGAATACCGAGACGCACAGGACGTACGAACAGTTGCAGCAGATAAAGCAGATGTTCGTCGAAGCTGTAGAGCGCCAGCATTCCGCCAAGCAAACGGTAACTCGCGCGGAAATGTCGCAGCGGGATGTACTTCTGCAACAACTCCAAGCGGCTCTTACCGGAGTCTTGGGAGGAAAAGAACGGTTCTCGAATATTCTCATGCAAAATGCTAACATGCTGTCAGAGCACAGGCACAGAGCGATTGTTGAGAGAATGAACACGGCAGTCCAACGACTTGATGGCAGGAAGTCGGTCGCTGCCGAGAACC